GCATCCACAAGCTACTCTCAGCACCGATTGTTTTTAACTGCCGACCTCACAATTCAAAGTATGGAGGTGAGCCGTCATCGTTTCGGTTATTTCAAAAATCATTGATGTTTAATCAACTACCGTAAGTTCGTATGGTTGACAGATATCAACCAAGAAATAAATCAATCAGAGGTACGAACACAATATGTTGTGGTGTTTGATTGGTTTTGGTTGGATACCACCACAATATGCAGGTCTACCCCTCGACAGATTACCATTACCCCCTATAGAATACCTTAGATTCCTGTAATATATGTTTAATAATACTTGCCTGTGATATAGTGACCTGTACAACTCTGCCATGCCTTATGATTTTAGGATATGTTATTGGTTTGATTGGATATGATTTAATAAAGTTATAAAGCCGTATTAAATCCTTAAGTTTAAAATCGTGGAATGAGTTCTGTTGCAATAATTGTCTGTCTATATATATATTGAATAAATCCATTTTAAAATCCTTAATTAATTATAATATACAATCTCAAATCCTGTGCCGTAATCAGCACCGAGGACAGGCAGTTATTACAGGCTCAGATATAGTAACTATTGTTACTAATAAAGTAACTTTGGTTACTAACTCCCGACAGGATACCGAACCCCGACAGAACCTCATTCTTTACCATTACCTATATACACTAATACATTTTATTATCAGCTTAGATTGGTAGGTGGATGCATAGGTGGTGGCTCGGTGGTGTCTAATCAGATACAGATATATAATAAGATTGTTACTGCATTTGTATTTATGGATGCAATTGTATAATCTGTGCCGATGGATTAAAAGCATTATTGGTACCTGTATGCGTAGGAGGTCACCGAGGAGAGATTAGCAGGTTGTTATCATTGGATAGATTAGTAGGTATCACTATCACTTTTAATCTGTGGAAAAAAATGGAAAATAACGGAATTGCGAAACCGAAAACCCATTCGCATGGGGGCTATGTTTCTATTTTAGCCGTATAACAAAATCCTACAATTTTTACAGTTTAGTGTTACGACCTATTGTTATATTACCTTATGCGACAATACAAGGTAAAGGGCAAACAGCACCTAATCTATGAGCCGGGGGATGACCTCCCGGACCATATCATGCCTCGTAAAGATTGGAAGGAAGCACGGGTCGGGGACTGGGTGGTTGCTGATGATAACTGTGTTATTCAAATACTTAGACGGGGTAAGTTAGGTAGACATAAGACTATTGGTACTTGTACTGGAACTTATGCCTCTTCTATGGATACGGAAAGACGGGCTAATATTTACAATCTTAGTGGTAATGTAGCCGAGGTTACGATACATACTCGTAAAAACTGTACCAAGAGAGAAGAGTTATTTGCTTCGAGGGTCGCCAAGGGGCAAGACCCGGCAGAAGCCTACCTTGACATATACCCGGCAAAGAGCGAGACCTATGCTAAGAAACAAGCTGCACTTTTATTAACTACAGAAAGGGTGGATACTTTAGTGAACGAAAAACTACAAGATACTTTCAATACTTTAGGGGTTGATTTGAACTACCTAATTGGTGTTGCCAAAGACATTACAGACAATGCCAGAAATGATTCAGACCGGATTCGTAGCTTAAACATGCTATGGGATGCTTTTGGTGTTGTTGAGAAACAGAAGGTAACTAATGTGACCGGGATTTTTCAAGGACTTAGCCAAGAACAGCTGGAAGCAGCACAAAGACCGGAGCTACCTGAACATGTATGATGACATATTATTAGCCGATGGATTTAATGATGCTTTAGTTGGAGTGACTTCTAAGAACATTGCAGTCTATGATATAAATAAATGTTTTAAAGTCCTTATCAAACAGGGTATGAGCGAGGATGATGCAATAGAATATTTTTATTTTAATGTAGAGGGTGCTTATGTTGGTGAGCAGACTCCTATCTATATTCATACTGACGAGTCTAAAGACATGATACTTGATGTTAACGATAAGACTAATCTCAGAACTTATAAAGGTGAAGCATAGTGAGTCTTGTAGAGAAACCAAGAAATTACAAGAAGGAATATAAGAAATTCCAATCCTCGCCTTCACAAATTAAAAAACGAACAGAATTAAACCGTATAAACCATGAGAAGGGAACTTATGGTAATGGAGACGGCAAAGATGTCTCTCATGTAAACGGTGGTGTAAAACTTGAACCAGAGTCCACTAATCGTGGCAGAAAGGAAAAATCTCGCATGAACGGTAGTAAAAGAAAAATGAATAACGGTGGTAAGGTTAAGTACGATAATGGTGGTGGTGTAAAAGATACTTTAGCTACTTTACAAAGATTAGGTAAAAGTCCGGAAGAGATAGAGCAGCTGATGAAAAATAGAGCAACAGCACTTAAGGAACACGAAGCAACTAAAGTAAAACCTTCTACTGAAAGATATAAAAGCAAGTCTGAATGGGGTAAGCTTGGAAAACATGGTTCTGCAGAAAGAATAGCTGAATACAAAAGACGAGGTTGGGCTATGGATGCAACTACTGGTGGACCAGACCAAAAAACTAAACCTAAAACTCCAACTAAATGGGGTAAGCAAGTTGAGAAACCCGGGACTAAACCTGTTAAGCCAACAGTTCCATTTACTGACGATACTTTGCCTGAAGATGCAGATATTACTTACGATGAAAAGTTTATCCCAAAGATGCCCGGAGATGATAAGTTTACACTTTTGAGTCAGAAAGACCAGTCTGAGATGTCTGTTGGTGAACAAAAAGGTTATCTTAAAGAAAAACAAAAATATCAAGCAAGATTGCAAGATAAGTATAAAAAGGAAGATAGACAGGAAAAAATAGATAAAGTTAAGAAAAAAGCTTCTGATGTTATCGAAGGTGGTAAAAGAAAAATTTCTGGTATTAAAACTAAAGTGTCTGATAAGCGTGCTCAAAATAAAAAAGAACGAGAGGCTATGAGGCAAAGGAGATTAAAGCTTACCGAGGAAAAAAGGAATAAAAGAGCAAAACTAAAAGAAGAAAAAAAGATAACTCGAAAAGCTAAGACTGAGAAACGACAATTTGACCCTGTAACTGGTGAGCGAATAAATACTGCAAAAACAGCATATGATGCAAAGAAGTTTAGAGAAAGCCAGCAAAGAAAGGTTGAGCGAAAGGGTAGAGAAAAATCTATATCTAAAGCTAAATTTAGGCAGGATAATAAAGGCAAAGATGTAGTAAAAGAAAATCTTTTTGCAGATGTTGGTAAAAAAATCAAAGGACTCTTTAAAAAGAAAATGCAAGAAGGTGGTATGCTTGAAGGACCGTCTCATGCTAAAGGTGGTATTCCTGCCAAGGTTGGTAAGCAACCTATTGAGATGGAAGGTGGAGAGTATGTTATTAAAAAATCTTCTGCTAACAAACTTGGCGAGGATGTGCTTGACTATCTTAATAAAACAGGTAAAGTTCCACAGTTTATGGCTGGTGGATATACTAAGAAAATGTATATGGATGGTGGAATGGTCGAAGGTGAGGCTTTAGAGATGGGTGGTAAGGTTCAGGACAATAGAGCTGGTTTTACTCCTGTGTATGAACAAGGTGGTAGAGTAACGGTTTCTTCTGAAGCCGGGGCTGGTGATGTAGCCAATACTCATACACACTCTGGCTATAAGGCAGGTGAGTAACTATAACACACAAAATGTAGCTAAAGCTGAAGAAGCTTTATTATTAGCTTCCCGTGACTTAATTGCTTTCGGGAAGTTGTTTTTACCAGACGATTTTATGCGAAGTGAGACTCCTTGGTTTCATTACGAGATGGCTGACAAGATGAATGAGAAGGATGGCAAGAACTATAAACATAATAACCTCGCTATTATTCTCCCTCGTGGACATGGAAAAACAGTACTAACTAAAGCAGACATCCTTAGAAGTTTTTGTTTTGCAAAAGACCCTTTGTTTTATGGTTGGGTTTCAGCGACTCAAAAACTTGCAACAGGGAATATGGACTATATCAAAACTCATATAGAGATGAATGAAACAATACGGTACTATTTTGGGGATTTAAAAGGGAAAAAGTGGACAGAACAGGACATTGAGTTTTCTAATGGCTGTAAACTTATATCGAAGTCTAATATTTCAGGTATTCGTGGTGGTGCTAAACTTCATAAAAGATATGACCTTATTATACTCGATGACTTTGAAGATGAAAACAATACCCTAACTTCTGAAAGCCGTTCTAAGAATGCAAATATGGTAACTGCAGTTGTACACCCGGCATTAGAACCTGACGGTGGTAGACTGCGAATTAACGGTACTCCTGTACACTATGACAGCTTCATTAATAATCTTATTATAAATTCCGAAAGAGCTAAGTCAGATAACACAGATTTTAGCTGGGAAGTTTTAATGCATAAGGCTATCCAGTCGGATGGTCAGCCTTTATGGGCAAGTTGGTTTTCAAAAGATAAGCTTAACGAGAAAAAGAAGTTTTATGCAGATTCCGGACAGCCAAATAAATTCTATCAAGAATATATGATGGAGGTTCAGTCTGAAGAAGATTCTATCTTTAATATGCGACATATAAACTACTGGGATGGGAATTTTAAATATGATGAAAATAGTGAAATTAGTTATGTAGTTAT